GCCGCAAAATCGTAGTCGGCAGCGGTTGCGCGTGTAAAGGCGGGCGCGGCGGCTTCAATGGCATCGCGGGTAATCGCAGGGTCTTCAGCAATCATGCGCACTGTATCTAACTGCGACAGACCTTCTGCCGTCCAATGGTTATCGTCAGCAGGGTCTAACTTTTTCAGAACTTCAATAATATCCATGATTTCTCCAAAGCCGCCCTTTTACGGGCGGCGCAAAAGTTATTCCTTGGTCAACAGACGGGCAATACCCAACTGTTTACGTTCAGGGAAGACACGCTTCCAAGAGTCTTTGTTAGCCAAGTTACCAGCCGTATCAGCGTTACTCGGACCGCCCTTGGATGCAGGATTACCTACGAAGGCATGACCTACGGGGTGGATAATCCATTCTTGACGGTTGAACAATACGTCTTGGCCGCCGCCGTTACCAGCAGAAGGGTCACGCCACACTTCCACAGAATTGGCGGGCGAACCAAAGCCCATGCGCACTACGCCTTGACGGAAAATCCAAGACTCGAACACGCCAGCTTTTACAGGCATAGAGTCGTCTACGATTACACGTTTACCCAAGAAGGATTCAACGCGGACTACTTGGCCGTTAATGGAAACGGGGATGTAGTCGATGATGTTGTTTTTACGCATCCGGTTGTAAACGACAGAATGCACCATAATCATAGACAGGTCGTCGGCAGCGTCACCCATTGTAGCAGTAGCATCAATGAATGCAGCAGCGGAGAATTTTGTCGCATCGCCAGTTAAACCTGAAACGTCAAACGTTAAATCGTTTTGAACGTGTTCAGTACCACTCGGCGCATCAGCATTGTCCGCAAAAACGCCTTGCATTGTAGCCACAAACGCACGTTGCAGACGGCGAGTCCAGTATGCGCCCACGCGAGAACCAATAGCGGCCATCGGGTCACTGCCTGCCAGTTCGCCAGTCAAGTCCATAGCAGACCAACTGTTGTTACGGCTCATGCGAACTTGGATTTCCGAACCTGTGGTGATTTTGTTCGGCGTAGAACGGGTTGCTGGGTCATCGCTGGAAACGTTTTCTTCATCGTTTGCCAAGTCTTTCCAGAACGGTTGATTGAAAGTGAAACCGCCGCCAGCCAGCAGGCCGGACAGTTGGGAATCAACTACGACTGCACCGGATGAAATCAGCGCAGATTTTTCTTTGGTTAAGTTTTGAACGTAGGGTGCGAAAATTTCCGGCACGACCACGTCACTAAGGCGTGTAGTAGCCATTTAATACTCCATTTGTTTAATTAAGGAAACAGACATCACGTCATACAAAACGCGGCCATGCCACTAAAATCAGTGTAACATGACCGCGTTCAATTTGCAACTTATTTTTTCGGTTCAGGTTTTACGCCGCCGATTTGAGTACCAGCAGACGCAGCCATTTGTTGAGCTTTTGCAGGGTCTTCACGGTAAATACGGCCTTGTTCTGTCAAGTTCCAACCCTCGTGTGTCCAAGGATTAGTCGCACCTGATGCTCCGCCGCGATTGCCTCCCGCGCCGCCACCTTGTGAACCAACCCACCAATGCGGACGGGCGTTTTGAATTTCAGTCAGCCAAACTTCGGCGGAAATTCCGGGCGTAACACCTACGCCGTCTTTAGTAACCACATGACCAGCGTCATCAATTTCAAAAACACGCTCGCCAATAATCAGGGCGTCTTCGACAGCCGATTGTTGGAAGCCTTGCTGTTTACCGATTGCGGCACGGACAGCGTCTTGAATTGTGCGGGTGCGTTCTTTACCTTGATACGCACTAACTTGAGTTTGAGCTTCGTCTAACTCTTTTTTGTATTTGTCGCGTTCCCGCTCGATAGGTTTCAAGCGGCTTTGGATTTTGGCTTCGACAAGTTCGTCCACGTTGCCCGCACCTTTAGCGGCGGCTTCAAGTTCGGGGATACGGTCAAGGTCGGCCACAATTTCCTCAACGGTTTTGTCGGGCAAACCTTTATACTTTTCTTTTGTAGATTTGTGGTCAGCGCGTTCTTTGTTGAGCGCAGTTTGCAAGCGGTCAATATCCGCCTGTGTTTTCATACCTTCAACACCAGTAAATTCATATTTACCGTCTTTTTCAGTGTACAAATCGTGATATTTGCTGTCGATTTCGTCCAGCTTTTCTACAACTAATTTGAGCTTCATGTCTCATCCTTTAAAAACTCGGCAACATTGCCGAAGCTGTGAATATACCCTATTTCACGTCGTCGTGCAACTGTGATTTATTACCGTCTACACCGACTTGAAAACCTGCATCCGTTTTAATCACACGAGAGGCACGGCGTTTATCTTCCTCTTTCAATTCAGCTTCCAAAATCTTCATTTCTTCAATGAAGTCCATTGTGGTCATGCCTTTGGAAACCATAAGTTTATGGATGCTTTCGTTAGAGATTGGAGCACCCAACTGACGCGCTTGCATATACAGAAGCAAATCTTGTCCAGCAAGTTCGTTTGTAGCAAAATCAAGGTTAGGTTCAACTGATACTTCGTCAGGGTTTGCGCCCACCCATTCGGCAGCAATTTTCAAGATACGTTCCAAAGCCGCTGCGCCAGTTAAGGCGATTTGCGTTAAGACAGATTTCTGCGCACCTAAGCGTGTTTGCAACGCTAGACCAGATTCAACTTTATCGGTTGTGTTGGTAAGCTGTCCGGCCACAATTTCCGCCCGTAAACGGTCATTAGCTAAACTGTAACGTTGTTCAGGTAAGCCGCGAGAACTTACACCGATAAACTTAGCGTCCCCGCCTTGTTCAATATCAATACGCGCTCCCGTACCAGTCCGCAAAACTTGGTTGTCATCGGTATTATTAGCACCTCCAATAACCACAAGTGTTTCCTGTCCTTGCATAAACAACGTTTGACGATAATCAGCTTCCCCGCGATAAATCGCTAAACACTGCCGCGCAAGACTTATTAAAGGGGCTTCGTCCGTATCGGGTAGTAAGTCCTTAGTGTTCACAAACACAAAAGGAATTTGTGATAACTTCCGACCTCTAAATGACGGTTCAAACATCGCTCCGTCATAATACTGTAAACCCGTTTCGTCTGTAAACACACCCTGACGATAGATAGCTGTTCCGTTAGGCTCGTTTGTAGTTAAATCCCCTAACGCCAGCAGACGATATTTTCTAAACGCCTGCCAACTAAAATCTGCTTGCCGCCGTAAACCTGTTTCGTCCAGCACTATGAGATTAAGCTCTGTATGGCCTTCGCCCATTTGATTAGCATCCCAGTTGATGATAGATTCGCCAATGTAGAATGCTATATACGGCAACACTGTCGACTCTGCCGATTCGGGCAAATCAAGTAATAAACCACAGCGGCCAGTAACAAGCTGCTCCTCATTAACGCGGCGCAAAAGTTGGTATAGCGATTCCCCCGCAGGCGTGCAGCTATCGCGCATCGGCTCAAGGGCAGGCGGCAGCTTTATGGCCGCAGGCTTGCGCCATAACATGCCGATATAGTTTTCAACAGCCTGCTTTGTGTATTCGGGAAATATCGCTCTAGTACGATACGCATTATACGCTTTCGTTCCAACGTCATTTGCTGTTTTCATGCCGTCCAGAATCATGCCCTGTGTGGCAGGCAGGTATTTAATACCTTTGGATTTAACCACACGCTCGCCGCGATAAGTGTCACGCATAACCTCCCAATCAGGCTGCAATTCTTCATATCGCGGATGTTTAATATCGATAGCCATTTAATAATTTCCTGTCGTTTTAGCAGATGCTGTTTTAATACGTCCCATCGGCCAATGCCAATCTACAAAATAACCGATAGCGGTCGTTATATGCTGATATTGGTTAGTTTGGTCTTCTTGGAACGATGAACCTTCTTTAAGCTGAACAGTGCCTAAACCTTTATGACACCATTCCGCAGTTTTTGGATTTACAAACAGTTTAATTGCACCGTCGTAAGTCTTAATCAATGCCCTTACAGCGTTTTGGCGGTCTTTGATAGCAGGGTGGGAATATTTTACCCGCCGCTCATACTTCCAACCGTTTAAACGTAAAACCTCTTCAATTTCGCCATAGTCCGATTTATGGCCGTGTTTCTCCCCAGCGCGGCCAGCAGGGTCTCCGTAAATATAAACCTTCTTGTTCTTGTGGTCAGCAAACTTTTGAATAAATTCTTCTGCCGACTGCCGCGATATTGCCGATTCTAAAACGATTTCGTCTAAGAAGTACGGTATGCCGTTTCTAACCACAGCAACACAGGACGACAACGGCGTGAAGTTTTGGTCATGAGACCAATGCAATTCTTCATCGGGGCGTATTTGTTCCGTAGTGAAGTTATCGCCGCCGTAGTCTTCATAAATACGACCAGACGCAGTCTCGAACGACGCACAATATTCTTGCAAATACTGCCGTTTAGACATTGTTCTTTTAGCTTGTTCTATAACGTCTTCCGGCAAGATTTCTTCCGATTTCCAATGAAAGACTTTATAGTTAGGGTCTTCGCCAAGCATGGCGTATTGATACATCTCGTAATAATGGTTTAAGCCGTCAGGTACACCGATAAACCAACACCACGCGCGATAATATGGCCTTGTCGGATTAACGGTATTTAAAGCGGGCATGATGTTCTCATTTAACGCCGACCCTTTAACGTCAGCAATTTCGTCAATAATCCCGCCTGTCCAGTTAATACCCTCAATACGCTGCGGTTGGTCTAACCCAATAATATGGATTTCAGTCCCGTTAGGCAAAAATATCTTCAATTCGGATTCGCTGGGCTGACGAGGGTGCAAACAAGACATTGTAAGCATCTTCAAGTCGTCCCACCAAATCTTTTTAGCTTGGTTCACGGTAGGGGCTGCTGCAAAATACTTTTCATTTGGATACCACATGGCTTGACGCGCTAAAAACCGTTTAGCGCGTTCCGTTTTGCCCGAACGCCGCCCAGCCGGAACAACTGGAAAACGAATACCGTTGTCAACAGCTTCATCCAATGCCAACTGCACTGGATGCGCTTTTAACGGATACCATCGTTCCATTTGCCGTCTAAGCAAAATATCCGATACTTGGCCTTTCCTCTTAGCCATCCTATTTGTCCTGTTTGTCCAAACCTTTTACTTTTGCAGCGAACTCTTTAAACACTCCAATTAAACGGACTTCGCCACCATCATCTTCAATAGCATCCAAACCGTGCAAACTTGCCAAAATCTTAGCGGCTTGCACCTGCGTGGCCGTTTGCCCTGTTTGGCAGGCTCGCCGCAAAGTTTGCATAATTAGAACTCTGTCCCTCTCTTTTTCGGAGTCGGGAGTTTCGTCCGATTTAGCTTTTCTTTCAGCAATCAAATTTAAAACATAAGGTTCACTCATATACCTCTGACCGAATTCTAGCGCATAAGAGATGTGATAACCCATCCGAACACACGCATTCACTTCATTGAAATCACGCATATATTCAGTTACGAATTTTTCACGGAGCTGTTTCTCAAAATCGGACAACTCATCAGCAGCAAGTTCGCGTGGTATCATCATAAACTTCCAAATAAAATAATAGCTTCCGTTAATTTAACACGGAAGCTATTTATTGTCAATGTTTATCGCAAACGACCTTCCATTTACGATTGTGGATTAGGATGTCTCGTGCTGTTTGTGTGGTTAGAGAATCATCCTTACTGATGTATATCGGTCTAACCCAATCACATCCAGTATCGACAAATTTAATCTCTTTGCCACTCGTCGCGCAACTCGCGGATAACATCACTATCGCGCTTGCCATCAACAGCGGTTTCAACATCCACAACTTCTTTGATTTGCTCATGGCGAACCTCGTATTCTTTCTTAACGTTTTCCGATTTTTGTTCAGCGTCGGCGACAGCTTTATCTGCCCGCCGCTTAGTCATAGCTGACCACAGAACGGAGGCCGCTGCAACCGCTGCAAACACAACAATCGCCGCCCATTGTTTAATCTTCGCCAACATATCTAGCCCTCATTTCCTTATAATCGGCAAGCTCGCGTTCTAACTGAACTTTCAGCTTGTGGTTATTAGTCTCGGGAACCTCTGCTATACGCTTTTCAATTTCAGCAATCCTAGCATCGCAAATCCAAAGGACTCATGCCTCACTGCCTCCAAACTTTCCGGTTGCATCTACAACGGGTAGGTTATATCTTTCCGGTGTAGGTTTCGATTTGACGCATTGTCCGTTTGACCACAAGGATGGCCACATAATCGCATGAATATCCGACAGGTTGAACGGAATTATAGAAATTTTATTCCCTTGATTACCGCTCAAGCCCATAATTTGCCCTTTGGCGTTCTTGCCGACAATGAAGAAGACATGATTTCCGCCAACACGCTTTTTAACAGCAATCGCTCCGTAAGCGGGTTTTTTCAAACGTGTCATTTTGCTATCATCGTCCCACGCACCAGCCCGGAACCAGTCTTTAATGACGTATCGGCCGACTACACCCAACGCATGACCAACCGCCAATCCGCACCACGGAGTTTCGTCATCTTTGAACCAACTAGCCTGCGCATCCGAATACTGCTTCATATCCGAATGCCATTGTAAAATAGTCGGATTGTGGCGACTGCCTACCACCTCCGACAACCCCAAGTGTCTTTTTAACTCTGCTATCCAAGGAAGTTCTTTCATTTCGGTTCGTCCTTTTTATATCCCAAAAACTTTGCAGCCAAAGCCTCAACAAATTGCGTCAAGGCGGCAGGTGCAATAACTTTAACCACATCGAGACCGCGTCCGGTTATCAATCCGACCATAACCGATACAGCCCCGCACGTCCAATATCTATCCAACGGTAGATAATTCTCGCAAACAGCAGCGGCAAACACAACACTGATAAACGATTCTACACACGCCCTGAAAAACGGGTCATCGTCTTGCAAACTCGCCCATACAGAACCAATTATCGCGCCAACCGTGGCAAACCATATCCCCGCAGGCACTAAGCCTAACAAATTCATTATTTTTTTTTAATCCGCATCATGTTGCATTAAAGCATATTGTATCATATTATGGCCTGCCAGCATACAGACGAACGCCAGCAAAGGCGGCACGACCATCCCCGTATTTAAAGGCGGATATGACATATAAAATGCCACACTGATTAAAGCCCAAATCAAAGAGCTTATGAGAAGCATATAACCTGACAAAGCCGTCGCCTTGATAGAACTGTACCCCAGCGTCAGCAGTTGCAAACAGCCCACTACTCCAAGTGTAACCACAATCTTCCATTCCTCAATTTCCGCGAATTTGTGGTAAAGCGGAAGGTCGTACATTGTTCCGTCGTTGACGTGAAACACCACCGCGAATCCGATTAGGCCGATAGCAGATATAAATTCAATAGCTCTCGTCCCGCGTTGGAATAACCAATATTGAAATTTTGACGGTAAAAATCTAAAATCCAATAACCATTTGATACGATTAGTTATAGCTACCATAGCAGTTCAACCTTAAATAACATAAAGCGAACCATACCACATTGCCGCCAAACGCGCAAATACCGCCG